GTCGCCACGAATGATTTTGTTGTGGGACACGCCAGCAACGATGGCGTCGTAGCGTGCCTCCTGTTCCTCAATGCTCATCTCAAACGAGATGTACATGGGGGTGATGCCGTGCTGGTGGGCCGCATTTGCCATGATGAGGGTCATGAGCGACTTGCCCTTTTTTGCCTCACCTACGAATGTGACCAACTGCTGTGGTCGGAAGCCAGCGGTGATTCGGTCAAGACCGTTGAACCCTGTCGGTATGCCACGGAGGAAGTTCGGGGTGTCCCGCATTTCCTTGTACCGCTCAATACGGTTCTCCCAGTTCTGGATGATGTCAACATCACGGAGGTGCGCCACCTCCAGAGATGCCTTCTGCAATCCCTCCGACAGGATGCGCATCGCATCTTCGGTGTTGTTGTTGTTGAGTTCGGGGGTCGCCGCTGTGACGGACAGGATGAGGTGCTTGCGCCTGTACGACTCGTAGACCTCGTCAATGAGCCGTGCGAACGGTTCTGCCTCTGCGTTGAGAAGGGACAGGTCACCGAACTGTTGCTTGACCACCCGTGGCGTGGGGGTGGCGCTGTACTCACGCCAGTAGTCCAGCACCCATGCGTACACCTCCGCAAAGTTGGAGTCAAAGTGGTACGGACGGAGACCAGCATTGGTGACCTCCTGGACAGAACCAGTCTGGACAATCTTGCTGATGAGTAGATGCTCAGTGCTTGCCATCTATGGTGTCCATGCCCTGTCTGTTGGAGTAACGGTTGCCCGTGGACCGAGGATGCGTGCCACCTCTTGGTCGGAGGTGTAGATGATACGCACGGCACGGGAGAAGCGCAAGTCGTACTCCAACATCTCCGCTGACTCGTAGTAGTACACAGGAGTGGAGATGCCCTTCCGCACCAGCCATTTGTCTATTGCGTCCACTGCGTCTGGGTGGATGAATGTGTACACATCCGTTCCCAAACCCAATCTGTTCACGCAGTCAGACAACGCCTTCAACGGCAGGTCGTGCGGTTCCCATAAACGGATGACGGCGTCCCAGTTGTTGCGACGGCGTTGGACGGTTTCAAGAAGGGCCTTTGAACCAGTCGGTGGCGACGCAAGGAGGTTGTCAAACACCACGCCCTGCGCCGTGGGTGAGAACGATGCAATGTCATTCCCCAACATTCTGGTCCAACCACTTTGAGATGCGGTAGTCCGAGTTCTTGAGAGGGACGGTCATGCAGGAGTCACGGATGATTGACATCAACGACACGCTGTACATGTCCGCCAGTTGCTGTGGCTTGAGGGTCGTCGTGATGATGGTTGCCAGTTGGTTGTGGTACCTGGACTCCAGCAACGAGATGATTGTCTTCTTGGTGAACTCGGTGGGGCGCTCGCTCCCGAGCGAGTCCAGCACGACAAGGTCGTAGGTCTCCTGCATGTACTTCATGAGGTTCGGGTCCTCGTATCCCTCGGGCAACTCGTCACCGAACTTGATTTCGTTGTATGCCAGTTGGATGTACTTGTCGGAGGTGATGAACATCCCGCTCAGTTCCCAGTTGTGCACGACACGCTTCAAGATGGCCTGTGCCAGGTGTGTCTTGCCTGAACCTGTGGCACCGCAGATGTACAGACCGTTGCCACCAGTGACATGGTCATGGGCGGACTCAACCCAGTTCCTGATGTGCACGAGGGTGGGTGCGTCTGGGCCAGTCGCCTTGAATGTGTCCATGGTCTCCTTGCGGAAACGCTTCGGTATCTGCGTGTTGCGCACACGCTCTTCGGGGGAGCGGTTGCGCCAATAGCGCTGACTGCGGAGTTCACTCATTGGAGTCGTCCGTCCAGTTCAATGTCGTCATAGTCAGCCTCCAGTGACACTTTGTTGGTTGCGAGGGAATCCAGATTAGCGAGGAACCCCCTCCATGGTGCAACACCAGCAGGCAGAGGTGTGCGCTTGATGTTCGCAATGAAGGACACCATCATGCCACGGATTTGTTCTGGCGTGTGCCCCGCCTCCCGCATCCTCTTCAACCCCGCCATCAGGGCTGGTGCGTTGACGGGGGAGTTCAACCGCCCCCAAGCATCGGTCGGCAACAGCGAGCGGAAGTAATCCACCAGAGCCACGAGGCTGTCTCCCTTGCGGACTGTGGGTGCTTCAGCCTCTGGGTCAGAGCCAATCGGCGTGCCCCAGTCATCTGCCTGCTTCTTCACTTGAGCCTCTCATCCACTTCCACATCCCCGAAGTCCGAATTTTCCCTCTTGGTACGGTCCTTCTTGTTCTTATCCTTCTTGTTTTTTCCTTCTTGTTTGGGTGTCACTGGTGTCACCACCCTAGTGTCACTGGTGTCACCACCCCTAGTGTCACCCGTGTCACCACCTAGTGACTCTGGTGTCACTACCTCAAAGACCTCTGGGTTGTCAAAACGGATGCGGTACAGGTTAGAAAGATTGTTTTCCCGACCTACTGCCCTGCGGTTCTTCTTGACCAGCACCCCCACGGACTCCAGCCTCTTGACGGCACGCATGACCGTTCGGCGGTCCACCCCGACCTGTTCTGCCACATACTCATAGGAGGTCGTGGTCACCTGTGAGTCTGGGTCCATGAACACCAACAATTGCAAGAGGACGGCCTTGGCGACCGAATCCCCGACCAATGACTTCAGCGCCCACCGAGGGAACGGTAGGAACGGGCCTCCTAATTTGCTTGACATCTGTTGCTCCAAGAGTTGTACGGGTAGGGACGAGATGTTACACTGTCTCCAAGCACACGGGCAAGCCTCCTATCCGTGTGTGGTTGCTTCGGAAGCGCCGAGGTAGGGTTCCCCCTTTCGCCCTGCCTCGGCGCTTTCGTTTTGCTGTAAAATGGGGTTCTGTGGCCAAATCGGGTCACCAGTACAAAAGGAAACAGTTATGTGCAAGGCATGCGGTTGCGGTCTCAGCGACAAGAAAGACCCACGGTACGGCAAGGGTGCTCCCAAGGACAAGAAGGCTCCTGCCAAGAAGAAGCCCGCCAAGAAGAAGTAATCATGGCCGCTAAGAAAGCGACGCCAAAGAAGAAGACCGAATCCAAGGTCAACGAGGCTGGTAACTACACCAAGCCTGAGATGCGCAAGCAACTCTTCAACAAAATCAAGGCTGGTAGCAAAGGTGGTGACCCAGGTGAGTGGTCCGCACGCAAGGCTCAACTTCTTGCCAATGAGTACAAGAAGAAGGGCGGAGGCTACAAGGACTGATGGCGAAGGCAAAACCACAGAAGTCGCTGGACAAGTGGACCAAGGAAGAGTGGGGCACTAAGTCTGGCAAACCATCCACCCAGGGCAAGGATGCAACGGGTGAAAGGTACCTTCCAAAAAAAGCAATTGAATCGTTGAGCGACAAGGAATACCAAGCGACCAGCGCCAAGAAGCGTGAAGGTACCAAGAAGGGCAAGCAATTTGTCCCGAACACAGACAAGGCCAAAGCGGCCTCCAAGAGAGCAAGGAAAGGCTGAACATGGCCGCAAAGAAGAAAGACCCACGACTTGAGCGTGCAGGAGTCTCTGGCTACAACAAGCCCAAGGCAACACCTGACCACCCCACCAAGTCACACATTGTTGTTGCCAAAGAGGGCGACCAAATCAAGACCATCCGCTTCGGTGAGCAGGGTGCCGAGACCGCAGGAAAGCCCAAGGAGGGCGAGTCTGAGCGCATGAAGGACAAGCGTGCGTCCTTCAAGGCTCGTCACAGCAAGAACATCGCCAAGGGCAAGATGAGTGCCGCCTACTGGGCCGACAAGGTGAAGTGGTGATGGCGCCTCCCAAGGCAAAGAATCCCAAGAAGTCGGCCAAGTACTACAACGACAATCCTGAGGCCAAGGCCAAGAAGGATGCGTACAACAAGGAGTACAACAAGAAGCCAGACCAGAGGGCCAAGCGTTCTGAACTTGTTCAGGAGCGCAGGGACCGTGGCGTCTATGGCAAGGGTGGAGACGACATGTCCCACACCAAGGATGGCAAGATTGTTGCCGAGGAACCATCCAAGAACCGTGCCCGAAACCGTGGAAAAAAGTAACGATGACAGAACTTCAGTGGTCATGGCTCCTGGCCATGATGGGAATAACAGGGATGTACTTTGTGGGCAAGAAGCGCTGGGAGGCGTTTTTGTGGCTCATTATCATGGAATGTCTGTGGATTGTGTTTGCATTCCAGACACGAACCTATGGGTTCATCGTGGGTTCACTGGCCTACATAATCGTCTATAGCCGAAACGCCAGACTCTGGAGAAAAGCATGAGCGCACTTACCAACTCACTCAAGACACTGTTGTCCGATTCCGTGACGATGTACTTCGTGGCACACGGCTTCCACTGGAATGTGGAGGGACAGGATTTCAGTCAGTACCACTCGCTGTTTGCCGACATCTATGAGGATGTGTATTCTGCGCTTGACCCACTGGCAGAAGACATCCGCAAGATGGGGGAGTATGCCCCGTACACGCTGTCCAAGTTCAGCGACCTGCGCACGGTGGAGCCGAAGGATGTCAAGCCAGAGCCAAAGGCCATGGCAAAGGAATTGCTCCGCATCAACGATGCACTGATTGATTCAGTCAACAAGGCGTTCAAGGAGGCCGAAAAGGCTGACGAGCAGGGCATCATGGACTTCTTGGCAGGCCGTGATGACATGCACAAGAAGTGGCGCTGGCAACTTACATCTTCAACCAAGTCTTGAGTGGTTCTGCGGGAACCTGAGCGCTGTTCATAACCCCGTTCTCGTACCACACGACCACAGCCATGTTCACAGGTGTGAGGGTCTCATTGTGAAAGTCTGATGCCACCTCTGGCATGTCCTCACCGAGAATGGTATTGATGATGTCCGCCTTGCTGGCGTTGGCACCAATGGAGACTCCCAGGGACTTGGCCTGACGCTTCAGTACGGCAACAGTCATGTCCTCCAGTTCGCCACGGGTGAACACAGCGGGGGCGGGCTCCTCAGGCCGTGCCTTCTCCTCAACATCCACCACAATGGGCGTAAGCGCCATGGTCAGGTCACGAATGGACAGACCCTGGTCTGCGCACATGAACGCCAGACGATTGGACGCCTGCTCATCCTTCTCGTCCCACAGCAGGAGGGCCTCATCAGCATCCTGGAGGATGGACTCAAGTGGGGTCTCGGTCTTGACGACATCCAGAGCGCCCTCAACCAGCGGCTTGGGGGCCTTGTCGTCAATTCGTGTGTACGACACGAACTTGCACTCATTGTCCACGATGAAGTCGTACACAGAAGGCACAGCCCCCTGTGGATTACGGCGTGCGTGGATGAGGAACTCGGCTTTCTTGTCCTTCTTCAGGATGTCCGCCAGGGCCTCGTGGACGGCTGATTCCGTGGCATCACCGATGCCGACAATTGCGTACTTCATGTTGTCTCCTACTTATCGGATGCTTTTGCGAACCGCCAAGTCACCGAGGAGAGTCATGAGTCTCAGGATGCCTTGCACGGCTCCTGCGATTGTAGCGACTGCCAGACCGTCTGTCCACCTATCAGTGAGGCCCGTGGTCAAAGCCACTATGTAGCCAAACAAAACACCGAATAAGACCTTGACCCAAGGCATGGCCTCTCGTGGGCTCAGTGCATCCAGCACCTGAACAATCTTGTAGACGGCCAGCCCTGCAAGTACATATGTCATTCAAGAACATCCCAGTTGATTTCGTAATCCGTGTTGAGTGCCAGCGTAACAGGAACCACATAGTTTGAGACGATGTTTCGTGTGACCGCCTTGGAGCGGTAGTAATCCAGGGTGTAGTACGAGAAGTCCTCCCCATCAGTCCCCTGACCGTTGGCCCCCCAGTGATAGTCGTAGGTCCCAGGAGTGGAACCTGTGGCATCGGGAATGAACCCACCAAACGCCTCGTTGCCAGTAAAGAAGTCCCCATGCTGATGACGGTACTCCACCAGGGGTGCAGACAGTGTCACAACCGTGCTGGAACTGGGGGACAGTGTGATACCAAACTTAAACACGGGGAACACAACCCCGTTGGCCGTAGACGAACTGGGTATGGATGCAATCACCGTCCTGTTTGGGCTGGATGCCTGATACTCAGGGAAACTGGTTTGTGGAAGTGCGTCGTTCCATGAATCAAAAAACGGGATTGGTGTGACTGGTGGTGTCACCGTCTCTAGCGCCAGTATGGCCGTGCTGTCACAGAACCTAGCGCTGTACGGGTGGGATGCTACAGAAGAAAAATAGTAGACCAAATTGTTGTTGTATACAAAGGTTTTCCGTGAGTACACCAAAAGGGTGGCGCTACCAGTTCCAGATGGGAATGTGGCCGTCACTCCACCGTTACTCACCGCAATGGTGGGGCTGGCCCCGACACACACCGCACCCCACCCGTAGTAGCCGAAGGCATTGCTGAGGCCCGTGTACGACCTGGAATACACCCCTGAAGACGAGTTGGAAGTCGTGGATGCGTTGGTGAACAGTGGGTCAGACATCAGGTTCACCCTGTGTGGGTGCACATTGAACTCAATGGGCGTCACAGCCGTGTTGACGGACACCCCGCATCCAGACAGTGCGGAGATATAAGAACTGATGCTGTCAATGGTTCCCTTGGTCCTGCGCAGGTACCCAATGTTGTCCAACAGCGCACGAAGTTTGGCGGTACCAAGGGTGTCCTTCTGTATCTCTGCACCCACCTGCTCTGCCAGGGCGTCAATCGCAGAACTGTGAATTACCTGTGGGTCATTGATTCGCATGGTGTCGTACACGGTGGTGCGAATTTTGTCAATTTCCCACCCAAACAACTCAATGAATCGGTACAGGGGGCCGTTACTGTACGAGTACCCAGGCGTTGACTGGACATAGGAAGTGTCCAATTCCCTGTAGTAAGTGGGGACATGGCGCCACAGTTCATCCGTAGAGCCAAAGTCATAAGGAATCTGTACCGACAATACGGCAACACGCTCGTAGTAGGACGCCCCAGCCAACTCCTCAAACAACACGAACATGGAGTAGTACACCCACTTGCCGTCACCGATGTGTGTTCGTGATGAGGTCTTGATGTCGGTGTATTGTTCAAAATAGTTGTTAGCAGTCACCTCAGTGACCTCAACACCATCAGACACAGTTGTGGGCTCGCCATCGTTGGACGCCCTGATTACTATCTTGGTGGGCTCGTAAGTAGCAGTTAGTGTGGAAACAAGGGCTTGCTCCAACCTCCACGACAGTTCAACTCTGTCCCTCTGGAACACCTCAGCGACGAACTCAGATTCTAGGTAACTTGCTGGGACAGCCTCCACAAAGTTTTCTGCCCTGAGCCCTGAGTCGGTGGCCGCCGTTCCACTGCCTGCTGGGGTAGACAGGTCCTGGTTGTAGAACGAACGGCGTACCGCAGAACCGCCGTTACCAGCGGTGACATTTGCTTTGCGGAGTCGGAACGATGTGTACGCCATTAGTTGTCGTAACCAGTCAGTCCACCGACCATGTAGAACGACACGGCTGGATTACCGCTGATTCCGTCAGTAAAGCACGGAAGTTTGGTGGATGCAATCTGGACATTGGCCACCGTGCTGACAGTTGCGGGAGTAGCGTCATATGTTGTGGAAAGGTTGGTTAACTCAACATAGTCAACACCAACAACCGACAAAGCGGCACGGTACACATCACCAATCGTGACCACCTGACCAAACACTACACGGTCAAATGCAAGAAGTTCTCTGACAGCCTTGTCCACCTGGTTTTGCACCCACGACTGCACAAAGTTAGGCAGGACATTGACCTTCAAACCGACATAAACTGGGGTGCACTCTACATATTTAACCGAACTGCTGACGCTAGCGTTCTGCGTGATTACTGATGCCGTTACACCAAGCATTGACCTTGTCGTAAAGTAAGACTCAACCGCCTCTTCAATAGATGTCGGAATCTGCACGACGACTGAACTACCTACCGCCGCTGGTGGGTAAGAAGACTGGTGAGGAACTGGGTAGAGAACTACTTGATTTAATCCTGTAACCATTCCACCAGTGCCTGCGCCAGTGGGAGTGGACGGAAAATCGGACACCTTGATTGTAAACGATGTGGTAGAGACGATAGATGCAACCAACAGGTTTGTGGCGTTATGCGTTCCCTGACTACTTCCTGAAATAGCCACAGTCTGTCCTACTACAAAATTGTGTGGATATGTGGTGGTTACATAGAAATCAGAACCCATTGTCCCCGTCGCTGAAACATTAAATGTCCCACCAGCGCTGTGAAGGGCAGTGGCCTTACTGACACCAGGGACTTGCAGGCACAGGTCCTTGTAATCCTGCAAGGACACCGCACGGTCCTGTGTGCGGTACAGACGAGACACGCTGTTTCGGATTGATTCTATTGACTCGGCGTCTGCTCCACCAGAGGTTGCCGAAGAAGACACAACACTGATGTATGTTCCTGGTGTTCCGCTGACCGTCTTTATTTGGTTGGCAGACAGGTTTCCTGAGGAACCTTCTGTGGTCCTGTAGGTCGCAGTAATCGTAGCGTTGGCTGTGGGAATAGAGCCGTTAAAACCATTACCGAAAATAATCTGTGTACTGTTGTCGGACATGACCCTGGCAGTGAATACCTTGTCCAGGTAGTCGGCAGTGGACATTTGTGCCACATACTGGTATGTCACATTGGTGGGGTTACCGCTACCGTCAAGGGCACCTTCGGCAACAGTAATAGAGATACTGGATATGTCCGCATTTTTCTTGACCAGCATGAACCTTTGGTTGGTCTTACCACTGCTCTCACCGAGAAGTTCATTCTGGATGATTTGACCCTGCACGACAGGAATGCTGGCCTGGTTCCCAGAAGCACCAATAGTCGTGCTCGTCAATGCGGTGCTCGCCGCCGTGGTGTAAAAGGAATAACCGTTCAGTTTGTCGTCATAACCAGTAAACACGGTGTACTGGGGCACTGTGTATGACGACGCCAAGGACGGAAGTGAGTTGAGTTGAACCGTGACGGAACCCCGTGCGGCTCTTGCTGACACAGGAATGTAATCCAGTAGGTTGGCAATCGCCATGATGGACTCCCGCTGTGTGGCGGTCTGAAGAAAGGCTTCACCAGCGGCTCGGTCAATGTAGAAATGGATGATGTCGCCCATGTACGCCCACAGGTCAACAAACACATTGCCAAAATCAGACGCATCCGTGGAGGTCCACTCAGGGACGGTCCTAGCGGCCCTGTTAATCAGGTCCTGACGAATAGACAGGAAGTCTCGGTTGGTGTAATCAAAGTTAGCCATGGTCGTCCTAAATGGGTGTCTCTTCGGTCAGAATCCTAGTACCGTCCAATGTCAGGGTAAACACAGTGGTTCCTTCTCCTGCAACATCGTACACAACTCGGACAACTAATGTGGATTCTCCGTTACCATTGTACTGCACGGCATTGTTGTCCACAATCATGTCCCTGACCAAGGCATTGCTGACTGACTCGTTGACCGTCTTGAGAGCATCAATCTTGTAGTCAGCAAAAACCAGCGGGTCCATGGGCTCAAACAGAAGGTCGCTGATTCCAGCCCCATGCTCGGGACGCATGACCCTCTCCATGCTCCTGGTTGCCAATACATCAATTATCTTTTGCTTGGCAATTGTTGAGTTATCAGTGGTATAGGCGATTTTCCCGCCCTCAAACCTGAACGGGGTGGAAATAGATTTCATCTTTTCTCCTTAAGAATAAACATACACCTGCTCCGTCTGGGCGTTCCATCTCCTGTTTTTGAGAACGGGAGATGGTACTACGGGGACGGGTGGAGCAATGAGGCTGGGATAGGTGTTGGTGGATGCAAAGGTATCCCTCACCAGTTCCAGGTAACTCATGGCGGAACCACGGAACATCTCGTGCTGTGCAGACTTGACCAACCATAGGCCGTCAATACCAGATTGATATTTCTGCAAGTCAACTACCATTCCAGGGGTGATAGACGGGTCCCCAACCACTGTAACCGATGCGTTTATGGGGAACTTGTTCCTGTTTCTTCCTTTGAGGGCGGCCTGCGCCATGTCCACACTGACGGCGTTCTCTGCCACCTCGTCCTGAAAAAGCGACTGCACGGTCACACCCATACCACTGGCCTCATTGGATGTGCTGGTCAGCACCGAAGAATCCACCAGGGCATGGAGAGTGTCTGATGTCTTTAATGCGTTTCCTACTTGACTGGTGAACTGAATTACCTGACCAGGCCGTGACTTGACCGCACCCTGGTTTCCACTCATGGCGTACAGGTTCCTCAACCCTCTATGGCTAAGAGCGGCATAGGGGTCCCATATATCAATGTGCGTCCCATCTGCAAACACTCGGTAGCCCAGATAATCAGAAGCCTCCACTAAAATCTCCCAATCTGTTTTTTCTGACTGAATCAATCTGGTAAACACAAAGGGGTCATCAGGCACGGACACAGTCAGGTTGTATTTGTTGACTAGTTCCCGTGCCATCTGTGGGAGTGTGTAGTGTTCCCATGAGCGTGATTTCTTGCCTCTCATCGGGTAGGTAGCACCAAAACAATTAATTGTGGTGGTCTGAAATGGGCTGTTGTTGACCAGGCCGTCCTTGTTTTTGGACACTGGGACCATGTTGTAGATATACCCATAAAAGGTATGCGACCCAAATGCCCCGACACCCACCGTGATGACAATCGGTAGATTGAGGTATTCAGACAAGTAGTCAGGGGGAATACCAGCCACCTCCAACGAGGCCAGGTTGTGCATGTTTTCCTGTAGGTAAATCTTGACTACCTGAATAGAAGAGTACTCAAGGTCACCACCGTCAATACTGACGGAGAACTTCAATTCAAGAGAAGACGCACCTGAGGTAATCATTGCGGAATGCGGACGACCGTTCCCACGGGAATAAAGTCAGGAAAAGGAACTTGTGGGTTGATGTCAGCAATACGCCAGTACAGCAACGGCGTCCCAAACACACGCATGGAGATACTTTGAAAAGTCTCGTTGTCACGGACAGTGTACGAAGTGTAGTTGGGCACTGTCTTGGGAAGCCTGGTTGCCAGAACAACAGCCTGACCACCACGGTTTTCAGACGACATCCTGTATCGGGAGAGAGGAGAAATCATGCTTACCTAATTCCAGAAGTGGGCGTTAGTCCGAGTTTCTTGTTATTGGTAAATATCTGACTAGGAAGTTTATCCCCAGACTCAAGGTCATCTACATTGATTCCCTTAATCATTGGAAAAAGAAAAGGGTCTGATTGAACCCCATCTGCTGAGACGATTACCTCAATTTGATACGCAAGATAGCGGTCTGAGGTATTACTAAAACTGTCCTGCAATTCATAGCACCGCAACCCATTAACATCCTCACCCTGTCTCGCTAAATTAGCAAAGTTAGAACCCAACTGATAGTCAATATCCACTCCACGGATATTAGTTCCCCACTGACCCCGTAATGTCAGGGCTGATTCAGTCACCAGAGACGAACTGCTGGGAAACCAAGCAAAGTTAATGAAAACATTTACAAAGAAATCAGATATTTCTTTTTTCTTTATTTTCTCTCTAACGGATTCGTCTAGGACTACCTGTCCATCGCTTAGACGAAATGTAGTTTTTCTATCTATACTTGACGCTGAAGGGGCATACAAAATACTGTCATACGAAATAGATTTAACGCCCAAATTCAACAAAGACTTTAGACCAGTTTTCTCTTGGTACTCCGCCTGCTCAGAGATAGCAGAACTTTCCAGGTTCTTTGTCAGGAATGTGTCTTTAGACGCAAACCCCAAATATAGGGCGTACATGTTGATGACGACTTTGCATTGTGTGGGAATCATTGTGGCGCTGAACTTCTGGTACTGCACTTCCACACTTGTTGCTACGCCCTCCACCATAAATAGACTAGAGAACATCACCCTGAAAGGAAGCGGGTTCAGAAAAGCCTGGTTACCTAAATTAAGGTTGTACTGCTCACTCAGAGAATCCAATTTGGTCTTGAGGTCATCAACAGCGGACTGCTCAAGAGCAATCTCAGTTTCGTTGTCGTCACCTTCTCCCAGTGCTTTGATGCGTTGCTCTCGTGTAGTGATGTCAGAGTCGGCCCGTGCCCTAGACCGTGCGGTTACAAGGTCAATCATGTCCTTGGATATACCTTGACCAGTGATTGTGTCCAGCACCATGATGTCTGCTAAAACGCCGATTTGTGATGCAATAGCCGCATCACCGTTGGGGAGGACCATCATGTCCTCAAAAGATGGTTGTTCCCCTGGAGCGTATGATGACCCAGACGCAACTTCCCTTTCACGGTTGAACAACAACTCAAAGCCAAATGTGGCTGTTCCAGGGACTGGTTGCAACAACTGAGCGGGGTCCTGCAACAAGGGGTTCATAGAACCGACGGTCTGCTGGACAGAACGCACCAGCACCGTGGGGTTGAACTGAAAAAACAATCTCCTGTTCTTTGAGTTGGCTGAGGTAGACCAGCGAGGGTCGGTGACAAGGCTACGCATGTAACCACGCTGAACCTTGATTTGATTTCCAGTGCTGTCCGTGTATTGCTTGGCTGGCCAG